CTCTATCAAAATTTACAGCGGCAATACTACCCATAACAACTAGTTTACATTTATCTTTAAGACGTTCTATATATTCTAATTGACTTGCATGTGCATTTAAAATTACTGTACTACCTTCTTCAATAGTATCACAAATCATATCAACGTCATCATTTATTTCAAGTGGCTTGTTAAAACTCTTACATTTAAAATGTTCGGCTAGATATTCTCCTAAACCTCTTGTACTACCTGTTATGTAAAATTTCATTCTACTCTAGGACCATTAGCAATAAAAAATGCCGCAATCCATTTTTCCCCTTTTGTAATAGGCATTGCTTCGTGTATAGTAGACTGGTTAATTGCTTCATCTTCATAATCGTATTCAAAGTAAAACATACCATTCTTAACTGGCTCTACTGTTACACCTAATTCTGGAAAGTCGCATGCGCCACCTTCATACCCATCAGTTAGCCAAAATATTCCTGTTGCTTTTCTATCTCCACCGTTTTCGTAATATGCAATATCTTTAGGTGTGTAAGGAAAGTCGTGGTGTAATCCAAAGTATTGCCCAGGTTGATATCTATAAATATCTCCTGCTTCAATATTTTCAATTGGAAATCCTACTGTTTCGGCTAATCGCTTTTTAAAGAATTCTCTATCCTCAGGTGATGTGTCCCAACTAATACTACGCTGTTCTACTTCTTCTGTAATTTGCCCGTATGTTTGTTCACGAGATTCCAATCCTGCGTCTGGATTCATGCCAACTTCTGTATACTTTTTTACATAGTAGTCTGACTCTTCGTCAGTAAGTACATCAGTAAAAACTGATATACGTGGCATATTTAATAATACTTTTTCCATCGTTATTCCTTTACCAAGCGTTCCATATGTATTTAGGCTCTAAGCCACAATTTGTTCCGGCATGCCATATTTTTCTATCTGTCCATTCATATGTTGTACCTTGTGGCTGATTATAAAATGCTTGTTCGTCAGCAATAAAAATATGTCCCCACTGTGGTTTACCTATATGGCAATGGTACCTTGGACAATCTTCTAAGTTTGCTTCATCGTCATGGACATCCCAGTGAATTGGTGCAAACATTCCAGGCCACACTCTACTGATCCATACATTCTTACAGTTTAATCCGTAATAAGTATTCCATGTATCAACTACAGTTTCATCAAACTGTTTACCTGGTATAAACATATCCCAGCCTGCTGAGCCGCCTTCGTGTATAGTTTTGTACCCTGCTAGTTCCCACATATCTAATATAGGATCTAATCCAGGAATATTATCTCCACGTTTGTGACTTGGCCCTATAAACTCGGGCTCAACACTTGCACATTGTTTAATAACTTTATCCCAATCAATAGTATCGCATACACCTAAATTTTTCATTTGTTTGGCCTTCCTAAAAAATGAAACAAGTATTGATGATGAATGCCCATACTAGTTCCTGCATGATAACTTCTGTAGTTATCCCATTCGTATATTTTACCTTGCTCTACATTATGAAAACATTCATCTTCGAGTATTAATACACTTCCCCAACGAGGTTTGTCTATAAAGCATACCCAACGTTTTAGTTCGCCTTGTGCTAACCATTCTTCTTCTTTATCTTCTACGTCCCAATGATACGGTACATTTGTACCTGGGCGTACATCACTAACAAAAACTCTTAAAGGCTCTGCATCTATAATTTTAGCAAACTTGTTTTGTATCTCAATATCAAAATGTTCTCCAGGATAGTAATCCCACCATTCAATATCTTGTAAATTATATCCTGCATTGTCCCATGTGTTTATAATTTCGTGGTACTTTCCTAGCAAATTAGGATTGTCTCTCCAATTTCCTTCTGATCTTTCTACAACAGACTTAACTGAATTATAGTCACCTGTTGTACAATCTTTACAAATTTGTACAATGGGATCCCAATCAATTATTCCGTTAGTAGTACCAATGTGTTTAGGCATTAAATAATTCCTTGTATATGTAACTCATATCTCGTTCTCCCCAGAGAACATGAGTACCTAAACTACGTTTGAACATAGTTTCTAAATTTAATACATTGTCTACAGCCGCACCTGTTTCTTCTAATCTAAACTGTGCTGTATCATGTATTATACCTTGCATATATTTTTCTTCTATGTAAGGTGTTTCAACAGGTACGCAACCGTACCAGTCTATAGCTCGCATTTGTCCTTGACTATCAGTATAATGACAGTGCGGATACATTGTTAGTTTATATGTTCCTTCATTATATTGATCTAAAATAATCTCTTTGATTTGTTGTCGCCAATCGCCTTCGGGCCAAAGGTTTGAACCATATATTATTTGATTACAACTTTTACCATACCATTTTAAATAGATACGTTTATCTTTTATATCTATAATTTCAGGTGCATAAGGTTTGCCTTCAAACTTTTTTATATAGTCTAATTCGTTTTGGAAAAACCAATCACATACATCTTGTGTATATAAAGGCCTATCTGTTGTTTCCATGTACTGATAATCATTTGGAAAATTATAATTTTTACAAAATGTTTTACCATCACTACTTACTAGAGGTTCGTATGTTTGCTGTGCCATACATGGGCTTCCATAAGTATCTAATTTTAAATACGGTTCCCAGTTCATGTTATTACCTTAAATAATTCTTGTTTTGGAAAAGTTGCAAGTGCGGCAGGAGTAATTTTAAAAGTTACTGTTACATTTTCGTAGTTAAAATCTTTCATTGCGCCTTGCTTGTTAATTGTATTTAACCAAGGGCTGATTAGATTATCAAACTGGTATCTAGTATCAAACAATTCTTCAACTGGTTGTATTTTTATATTAACTAAATTGTCATGCTCTGACTCAATTAATAGTTTTCTAACTACTAACTGATATCGATGTATGTTTCCGTAATTACTAGCAACATGTCTTTTGCCAGCGTTCATTTCATACCAGTTACCGTCTGGTTGCGTAAGAAACATTTGTTCTTCATCTAAGTCGATTAGATAAGATCTTTCACCTTGTAATGTTAAATGCCAGCGGTCGTCAATATCTGTATGGCTCATATATGTTGTGCCATAATCTAATTTAATAACCCTTGCTTCGCCCTGATCAACAGGTAACGACTTTAGCAAATCTTCCCATATAGTATTTTTATATTCAGGTTTCACTTGCCAAGAGTCATAAAAAAATCTACCTGATGGCTCGTTTAGAGTTGTTTTTGCTTCTTGAAAATTAAAGCCCTTGCTAGGTAGACTTACAGAGTATTCAGTCTTGTGTAACATAGCAATATTTATGGCATAAGTATTGTTATGAAACTGTATTTGAACGAGGATTGGTCTAAGATCGGAATAAGCCTCAGTGGTGGTGCAGACAGTGCTTTACTTGCATACTTAATTTGTTCTAACACTAATGCTGACATACACTTTACCACACAAATTAGAATGTGGCGTACGAGACCATGGGCAGAATTTATTGCTGAAGATGTAGTAAAGTGGTTTGAAAATAATTTTAAAAACAAGTTTACACATCATAAAAACCTTGTCCCGCCTGAAATGGAAGAACCTAGTACAGACTTAATTACAGATGAATACGGAAAAAAGAAACCTGGTAATAGAATAATACTTAGATCATTTAATGAGTACATTGCACACAAACATAAATTAAATGCGTTGTATGCAGCCGTAAACAAAAATCCAGATATAGAATTTGACGGAAGAGTCAAAGAAAGAGATGAAGGACATTTAGAACCTCATTTTGTGCATGATGGGATTGACATTTGTCATCCTTTCGTGTATACTAAAAAGGATTGGATAATACAACAATACTACGATAACAATATATTAGATTTACTTTCTATTACTAGAAGTTGTGAAGGCGAGTTTAGCAACATAAATTATAAAACATATAAACCAGGAATGGTTGTACCGGAATGTGGAGAATGTTTTTGGTGCAAAGAAAGAGAGTGGGCACTTGAAAAAGTCAAATAGTTGTACATTTTGCATGCATCCTTTTACAGGACTTGCTACACGAGAAGATGGTGCTATTAAAGTATGCTGTCGTAGTCAGCCTATTGGGTTTATACAAGATCAAACTTTAGAAGAAGTTTGGAATGGCGATAAGATGAAAGAAGTTAGACGCCAAGTTTTGAATAATGAACGCCCAGATGTTTGCAAGCCGTGTTTCGACTTAGAAGATCAGGGTGTAGAGAGCTTACGTCAGCGTCATATAGCAGGAGTTATACCAGAAGCAAGAGTCAACTTATACCCAGATGCATTAGATGCATTAGAAGACGACTATAGCATGCCATTTGAACTTCCTACAATGGAAATTAAGCTCAATAACTTGTGTAATCTAAAATGTCGTATGTGTAATCCGTTGGATAGTACAAGTTGGAAGGACTGGAATCAAGTTACAGAGTTTTACAAAAAAGAAAACAACTATCTTATACCCACTGTAGACGCACTTGTAGACAAGCCAGGTCAATATATAGGACCGTTTGACAACTCAGACAACTGGTGGGCAAGTTTTGAAAAACTTTTGCCGTACTTTAGACGTGTAGAATTTGCAGGTGGTGAACCATTAATGGATCCCTATCATTATAAAATACTAGACATGCTTGCTCCATATGGTAAAAACATAGAAATAAAATATGCTACAAACGGTACTACACTAGGTATAAAAGGCGGACGTACTATACACGACTATTGGCCCAAGTTTAAAAGTGTTGCTGTAAATGTAAGCATAGACGGTATACACGATGTCTACGAATACATTAGAGGCAATGGCAAGTTTAGTGAAGTAGAAGAAAACGTAAAAGTATTTAAGAGCTTTCCTAATGTAAGTAGAGTAGTAGGTGCATTTACTGTGCAAGCAAATAATATTTTGCAAATTTGCGATGTTATAGACTACTTCTTAAATGATATGGGTATTATATTTTATTCACATAGAGTAAATTATCCTATGTCGTTATCTGCACAAGTATTGCCGCCAGAGCTAAAGAAAAAAGTTGTAAGTGATTTAGAGGACATGAAAGAAAAAGTACTAAATTACAAACTAGTACAAGAAAACGATTTACTTAAAAAAGTTACACTACAGCAGATACAAGATAATATTAATTTTTTACAATCAAAATGTATGTACGACACACATTGGCAAGACTGTATAGAATTCAACAAAAGATTAGACAAAACACGAAACCAAGATTTCCTAAGTGCAAATCCAGAGTTTAAGTTTTATGTATAAAATTATAAGCAAGTGGCCCCACCAAGATAGTATTCACGTTGAATGGAACATGGGTAAACGGTGCAATTTAGATTGCGGATATTGTCCAGCTGAAATACATGATAACTTTAGCCCGCATACTCCTTTGCAAACATTTAAAGATGCAATTGACAAGTTAGTAGAAATAGGTAAACCTATAAGACTAAGTTTCACAGGCGGAGAACCGTGTGTACATCCTAATATAAAAGAAATACTTGATTATGCAAGAGATAAAGTTGAATGGATAAACATTACAACAAACGGTACATTACCGTTTGAGTTTTATATTCGGTTGCCAGTAAACCATTACGTGTTTAGTATACATTTTGACAACGAAGTTGTTGATAAAGTTGTAAGCAACGTTTTAGTATGGGCGCAAAACAACGAAGTTGATAACTTACCTTTCCAACTTAATATTATGGCACACCACGAACATATGGAAAAGGTAAGAGAAGTTACACGTCAGTTTGACAATCATATTATACCATATGTAATTAGACGCATACGATGGACCGACGCAGACGACCGTGACTGGTTTGACGACCTGAGATACAAAGGCGATGACTTAAAATGGATTCTTGACAAAACAGCAACAGCAAAACCTAATGTAATTATTGACGATGACAAAGAAATGCATGCTAATGATGTAATAAAAGAAAAATTAAATTCGTTTGAAGGTTGGAAATGTAATGCTGGTGTAGAAAGTTTAATGATTAACTGGGACGGTGAAGTACATAGAGCAACATGTAGAGTTGGTGGAAGTTTAGGTAACATATACAACGGTAGTTTTGATTACCCAACACAATCTATTATTTGTACACGCAAATGGTGTACATGTGCCGCTGATATACCACTTACAAAGGTAAAATAAAATGGCAATCGTTTTTTGCATAGTTAATGATATAGATAGTTATAGTTCTGAAGATATCAAAAGAACAATTACTAATATAGCAAATTTTACAATCGCAAACATAAAAACAAAAGGTTATGAAGTTCTAGTAGGGAACAATGAAGATGAACTTTTACAACTTGCAAATAGATACGATTATGCTGTTGTAATGAGTCCTGGTACAGAAATAATTAACGGAGTTGCGTTTTTTGAAGCAATAGAAGAACTTGTAAAAAGAGACTTTTTTATAGCAGGACATGTATTAGATAGAACTATGCATAATGCATACTACGAACTACATCATCAGTGCTATGTGGTTAATATGGCGGTTTATAACGCATATAAGGGCCCTACAGTAGGTTCTTTTCAGAAAGACGTACAACATACCCAACTACAGCCACAACGTAGCACAAGCAATATACACGACGATTATACCCCTCATTTTGTCAATACAGGATTTATCGAAGTAACATACAAACATAAATGCCACGGGTGGAATTTACTAAAAATAGCATTTGAAAATGAGCTACCTGTAGTTGTTTTTGATGACAGTATTAGAAACAACAAAATACATTACTATCCTGAAAGCAAAGATGACTATTATAAACATTGTCATTTGATACAAGAAAAATTAGATTACTGTAAGAACGAGTTTGTACACACAGACAACACTGAATGGTCTACAGGTATAAATGAAAAGTACGAACAAGTTGTTTTACCTGCTAGTGGAACATTATACTTAGATTTGATTGATGCTGGTCGTGTAGTGTTTTATGACTACAATCAAAAAGCTCTAGACTATTGGAAAGAAGCATGTCCACGTAAGGAACACATAGAGTATGTGTTTGTGTACACTAACTTATTAGAAGAAGTATTAATTGTAGATCACTTAGATCCTAAATTAAAAACACTAGTAAACTTATCTAATATATTTTGTTACGAAGGCACTGTTGCACAATATAGTTTAGAAGATAGAATTAAAGCAGAAAGTTTATTAGAATATTGTCTAAAAAGCAAATTGAAAGATGTTAAAATTAATTTTACTCTTAAAGCAAATGCGCTAACTCAGGAAACACAGTTGCCGCGTTTAACCCTCTAATATTATCTAACTTATTAGTATACTCTTTAAATCCAGGTAGCATACGACTGTTGTCTTGTGCATTCATGTGTTTAAGTACAGCTTCCCAACGTTTCCAACCATAAGGGTTATGTTTCCAATAATCATCGTCCTGTCTGTAGTTGTTCCACAGCCAATCTTTGAAATCCATAAAACGTTCTTCAACATCTTGCTTGTCTTCTTTAGGCAATATTTGTATACTAAGGAATGTTGGAATATACAGTAGATGCATATTAACTAAGCCGCCACCCATTTGTGTTCCGCCTGGAACTGTTCCTGCATTTAGTTTTTTAAATCCGCTTTCAACTTTCCATTTCATAAAGTCTGGCAAATGTTTTACGTTGAATATTTGTATTGCTGTTGCTAAACTTGTTTGTATATTATCAGGTGTATTGTCAAGCATATGCAAAGTTTTTTCTACAGTATCAAAGTTTGTAGGAAAACGTATATACTCATCACGCTCGTGACTAGCATCCATACTAATAGCAAATTTAACTTTCTTAAATTTTGACCACATTTCAATTAGGTCTTCGTCAACTAATAAACCGTTAGAGTTATAACGTAGTAATATCTTATCTTGATAACCTTGACGCAATATTTCTTCAATAAACATCTTATGTTCTTTAATCATTAAAGGCTCGCCGCCTGCAAAGTATACTTGTTTTAGGTTTGGAATTTGTGCATTCATTTCTTCCCAAAACGTATCTTTTTCGTGCCACTTATTATTAAACTCTGATTTATCCCATTGCATTTGTCTTTTAACATCAGGGTCTTGTAATACAGGAATAAGTTTTTTGTGATCTGCTACCCACTTACTTGAATCATGCGGACTACACATTACACATTTAATATTGCAAGTATGTCCTAAACGCAAGTCTAAATAAACTAACTCTTCCGGTACTGTGCCATCTTCTTTAGTTTGTTCAATTAGGTGCGGAATGTCTACGCCATCTTCATGCCATGTTCCACTTTCCCAAACACGTTTACTTACAACACCTACTTTTTCTTCTTGGAAACATTTACGACAACTAGCAGGTATTTCACCATTCATCATAGTTGTTCTTACACTTTTCATGTAGTCATTGTTCCATGCTTCCATAGGTGTTTCTCTGCCAAAGTTTGCAGGTCTGCCATTTTCCATTTTAACAAGACCAACTTCGTGATCGCCGGACTCTGCACCACTAGCATTACTACTACAACACAAACGCATATCTCCGTTTGGTCTAGTTGCAAAATGTATCCAAGGTAAAACACAGAAGGTAGGAGAGCCTGATTCTTTTTCAATAAGTCTCTGATACTTACCTAGTTGAGTATCTTTATCGTGATACCAATCTTTATCCATATTTTTTTCCTATTATCATATATCTAGTGTATTTTGGCATTTCTAATTCGCCTACATAACTTACATGTACATTTGATTGTTGTATAAGCTCTTCCATATTGTTAACACATCTTACATGTTCTTCGTGTTCAAAATAATTATTACTTTGTAGTACAACTTTTGTTCCTGCTTCGAGATTGTCTAACCACGTATCGTATTGTTCCTGTGTTAAATGTTCGCAACTTGTATTAATAGCAACATCTGCATCAGTAGTGTAATCACACATATCTGCGACTGTAGCAAAGAATCTACCTTGCATATGATAACGCATATTAATTGTTTCTGCAATGGGTTTACAACTAGGATCAATATCTATACTTTCTATTTCTGGAATAGAAAGATCACTATTAAAAAGTAGACTTGCAAGTACACCATTCCATCCACCGTATATAGCAACACTACCTGCAAGTTTATGTTCTTGCATCTGCTGTATTAGCCAAAGTTTACTGTTTATTTGACCTTTCCAAAAACTTTCAAGTGTACGATATCTATCTTCACTATTACGAATAGCATCCATCCAAAATAATACATCTTGCATATCTACTTTCATAATAAACTTTCCAATGTCTTTTTTAGGCCTACTTCTAAAGGTGTATAATCTGTAAATCCTGTAAGCGTTTGTACTAATGTTGTATCAGGACACCTACGTGTTGCACTACCATTCGGTGCAGGACGTATTTCAAGTCTGTCTGGATTAATTCCCATATACCCCATTATTAGTTTTGCTACAATACTTATACGTGTTTCTACGTCTTGTCCCACGTTTACGGTATTGTTACTAGTAGTTTTTACTAGCATATCTGTCATACGTACAGCATCGTCAACGTAGCAAAAACTACGTGTGTCATTGCCGTTAATATAATACTCGCCTTGTTTACAGCGTTCTACAAACTCATTTACAAAGTGATCTGTTTGTCCTGGACCGTATACATTAAAGTAACGTATGATAAGATACTCAAGTCCGCTATTAGCAACTAAGTTTTCACCTAGTGCTTTTGGTATGCTATAACTCCAACGTGGATTTGTAATGTCATTGTACATAACTGGTACCGCTTCATCAGTAGGTACATGGTAATAGCCGTTGTCTATTGTACTGTTGAATATTTCACAAGTACTAGCAAATACAAACTTTGTGTTTGTGTTTCTATAACGTTCAATTAAGTTAATTGTTGGAAGTGTATTGTTAATAATAATATCAGTAGGCTGTTGATAAAACAACCTTGTACCGTTAGTGGCCGCTAGATGGACTACAATATCGCAGTCCGGCATTTTGCTAGTAACATTGTTGTTGCTTAGATCGTCAACTTCGCTATCCTTTCTATCATAAGGATATACCTCATAGGTGTCTTTTACATAGTTGTAATAATGACTTCCTATGAATCCTTTATGACCTGTTAGAACTTTTCTTTCCATCCTTTGTTTAACTCTCTTATATGTTTAAACCAATTCTGGTTAATGCCTTTTTGATCAAGTGTTTCAATAAGGAAGTCTAAATCTTTAGGTAAGCACTTACCGCCAAATCCTCGTGTACCGTCATGCCCCGGAACTTCCATGTAAGTTTGATCTTGTTGTACATCCATGTACATGTCTAGTATTTTGTTATAGTCTGCGCCAACGTCTTCTGATAAATCATAAAATACGTTAGCAAATGCAATACGCATTACTGCAAAGTTATTTGAAAACATTTTTATAAGCTCTGCTTCTTTTGTAGAGCAAGTTTTAATTTCGTCATCTAATAACCACTGTGGTAAATCTTTACTATCACAACCTACAACTAACGGACGCTTAAAGCAATCTGTGTCCCAATATCGTTCACGTAAAAATTCTGGTATGTAAATTATACTACCAACACATGCTTGAATACGTTCACTTGCGCCTAACGGTAATGTACTACGAATCACGAATGTTGCAGAAGGATTAAATTCTTGTATTTCAGCTATCTCAGAAATAACAGTATTAATATCTGTTTGTGTTTCAGTTGGTATGCATACAAATATTGTATCGCATTCTTTTAAAATTATTTTTTCTGTATCGAATGTTATGTCATGCACAACAGTTCTTGCATCACGAAGCAAACCCTTGTGTGTAGCTTTACCTACATATCCATATCCTAATATTCCAAATTTCATTGTTTCCTCTTTGGTAGTTTGCTATCTGCACTACTCATACAGCTCGGAGTTATACATGCTTTCGGTTGTTTAAATATTTCAAACCCGTCTGTTGTAGTGCCTAGTAGTTCATCATGACAACTATGACTACGCCTTACTTCTGTATCTCGTATAATAATACCTTGATAGCCTGCATTGCAAGACCACCCTTGAAATTTATTAAAGCCAAACGCATTAAACCGTTCTGCTTGATCTACTTCGTACTCTACTCCTTGAGCTGTTTTGAGTAAGACTTGGGCAACTGATTCTCCTTCCCAGTGTTGTGGGAAACCTTGTCGCATTGTTGTGATTTGGTCTTCAGTGTATCCATGTACCACGTGGGAGGCGGTTGGATCGGACTGGGGCTTGAGAGTGACGTTAATACCTCTGGCGGCAAATCGCTCAAGCCTTTCGTAAAGATCTTCAAACATTTGCGGAACCATAACTTGATTGATTGTAACAAAAACTCCTCCTTCCATAAGTTGTAAACATGTATCGCCGAATTTTTGTTCATCTGCAAACTCTGCATGAAAACTTGCTGTAACACTTCGACGTTGTAAACTTTTTGTACTACGTATGTACTTATCCCACCAAATAGGTCCAGGGGATAGGTTTGTGGTCATATGTATGCTTTGATATTCAGCTTTGTCATCGTTACAGTAATGTTCAACCAACGGCATAAACTGTTTATTTGCTGTAGGTTCGCCGCCTGAAAAACTAAAATGGAAGTCTGTAAAGTTATTAGCACGAGCTTGTGCTTTGATACTATCCATGGTGTTTAAGTATAATTCTGTAGGTTTGGTATCAGGGACACTAGATCTTGCGTGAGGCCAGCAATAACTGCACGAATAATTACAATATCTAGTGGTAATCCAAGAGACTGTGAAAAGATGGCTCTCTAGGAGAGTTTTCTGGCCAAACTCAGTAATATCTTGCCATGGTATTTGATCGTAATTATTGCTCATACAATGCTCCTGAACAATTTTTTACACACGTAATACACTTGTTTTCTCCTATCCAATATGATTCTAACTTTTCCCACATGCTTTGATTTGCAAGTGTATCATCTATATTAGCATTATTTAAATTTGGTACGCCTACATCTGTCATTATCATTTGACTGTTTTCAACTGTTAGGTCACGTAATTTTTGTAGCACCATATTTCCGTTAATTGGTTCTTCAATCCAATCGCTCCCTATCCAACAGCACGGTAATAGATTACCATAGGGATCAACATATAATTCATTCTTAGTAACGCACTGTGGTTCTATTGTTGATTTATCTATTAATTGTTGTATAGCATCTGGTGATAAAAACTTTTCAATATCATCTTTAAATCCGTTGTTCCATTCTGGCAAGGTTGCTTGATGTAAATCGTATGCATGACTTCCATCTTTATTTTGTACGGGGAAGCCTCCTAAGTTATAAAACCTTTTCGTAGATTTAAAGTTTACTTCAGTAACACCTAAGTCTAATAGATATTTTTCTAATTCTTTTGTTTCGTGTTCGTTATGTGCAAACACTAAACTGTCTACTCTTGCATCTCCGCCCGCATCAACAAATGCTTTAATACTTTCAATTACTTTTTCAAATTTAGTATGACGTCTATATAATTCATGCTTACCAGCAAACCCGTCTACAGCAAATATAACTTGTCCATTAGGATTAATAATTTTTGCAAGTGCTTGCCACCAATCTTTAGTTCGCAAACTACCATTAGTGTGTAATGCTAATCTTGCTGTAGGATTGCACCGTCTTACATAAGTGTAAATTTCTAAACAGTCTTTAGCAAAAGCAGGATCGCCATAGTTGCCGCAACTATAAAAATTGTTTAGTTTAGATAAAAACTTAGGTGTAAACCATTGTACAAATTGATCAATGCTTATGTCAGCATTTTTAATAAACGGTCTATCTGCGCCGCCATTAATGTTTCTAGCACACATAGGACAAGCTGCTTGACATTTATCTGTAAGCTCAATATGTAATGCTGTTATGCTGTCTAAGTATTCCCTAATCATAACTATTTTGGAATTGTTCCTCTAGCCAATCAAAGTCGTTAATAAGTGCAAGAACTTCGGGCTTGTTTTTATTTTCTTTTCCAAACACAGTGCCTTGTTCAGCGCCACGTTTTGCTTCTTCTCTAAATGATGCATCTGGTATAGGATGCAGCCATGCTTGCAATCTATCTTCTGTTTCATCATCAATTTGTCCAGTAATACTTTTACTTGCTAGTTTAGTACATTCTCTAAATGCACTTTTCCAAGTATTATATGCATCAGTATTAAACGCTGTATAATTACTTATTTGGTCTACAACTTTAAATCTATCACTAATACTAGTAGTCATGTCAGTTGTGTTAACATCTACGTTTTCTGTAAGTAGTCTTGGTAATAGTTTTACACCACCGTTACCGTACTGTAATCCATTAACAGGATTTATACTTCTCCATACATGTACAGTTGTTTCGTCCCACGCAGGCACTTGGTAATCAAATTTAAAATCATCGCACATATCAGCATCACCGTCTACTACAAAAAACATTCTAGTCGATGATAATTCAGCGGCTTTTTTGTGTGCTTGATGTATTCCTTTAACATCTCTTACCCAACGTAAACTTATTCTTGGATCTTCTTGTCTAATTTTATCTTGTAGTTTTTGAAAGTGTTTGTCAGCATTAGGTTCTTTATAGCTGATAAAAGCAACATCATAAGGTGCCGGTGTACTAACAGTTATATCGATTTCTTTTTTCTTTACAAAAAATTTATAATCAAACTCACGTTGTGCAAGTGGCTTGTTATTGTGTATTAGAAACACACCGTCGTGATACTTACCGTTTTTAAATACGTGTACGTTATCACGTTCATAATAAGGTATGTGATATTTGAAATCCCAATCTACGTCTACGTCATTAGGTATTACCCAAACAAAATTACTGTTAGTAGTTGTCATTTGTAATATAAAGTCATCATAATCGTCAACATAAATTTTGTCGTAAGATTTTACAGTCGAAACTACTATGTCAACTTCTTTTTTATTTCTAAAAAATCTATAATCAAATTCTCGTTGAGATATTTCGTTTTCTTTGTGTATTAAAAATATACCGTCATAGTACTCGTTATTTTTAAAAAGATGGACATTATTCTTTTCATAATAAGGTATATGATATTTAAAATCCCAGTCTACTTCTACATCGTTAGGTATTACATAGAAAAAATCTGTGCTGACTTTTGTTTTTAGCTCGCAAAATTCTTCATAAGAATTTACTACAATTTTGTCGTATTCTGTTTGTTCACTTGCTACTATATTATGTTCTTTTTTATTTGTAATAAATTTATACTTAAACTCACGTTTGCTTATAGGTGCATGCTTACTACACAAAACAATGCCGTCATAGTATTCGCCATTTTTAAATACATGATTTATTTTTCTATCAAACTCATTATCGTGACTAAAATACAAGTCAAACTCAAAGTCATCACGTAGAAGAACATGAGGAGGAATCATCCAAAACAGTTCTGTTTCTACAGTTTCTAAATATGCAAGATAGTCTTCATATGTATTAACTACACAAATTTCATATTGTCTAGGCTCACTTACTACATCGTCCCACTGCTTTGCATTTACTAAAAATCTATAGTCTATTTGTTTTTTGTTGAGAGGTTTGTTTTGCGAACATAAGAATACACCATTGTATAATTTCCTTCCATCAACCTCATGTACAAATGCATGATTTTCTTTTCTGTCGTAACTGTTATGGTGACTAAAATAAAAGTTGTTTATATATGACTGACTATATTTTAAATTGCGTGATACTGCCCAAAACATTTCTGTTGAACTATTTTCGAGTGCATTTTCATAATCTTCATAAGAATCTATGTAAAAAACGTCATACCTAGTTGGCATACTTGCTACTATATCAACTTCTTTTTTGTTTACAAAAAATCTGTGTTTTATTTCTTTTGTTGATATGTGTATATCTCTTGGAACTAAACATATGCCGTCAAAGTACGTATCATTTAAAAATGTATGTACATACTTTTTATCCCATTCAGCTACTTCGTAATCAAATGTAAAATTGTCTTGTACATCTACATCGTCCCAAACAACATAAAACATGTCGCTTAGAGCTTTACGTTGTGCTTGTTCAAAACTAGTTGCAAATTTAGCCGTGGGGTATTTCGTACATAATGTCTTGTACTGAGACTGGTTATTCTTTGGTGATACAAATATTATATCATACATCTTGTTATTATACTACTTTTTTATGGTTTAGTCAAGAAATATTCTTCAGTTGATTTTAGAATATTCTCAGTTATTTGATGTTTAAAATTAATGCTATTGTACACTTGTGCGTTCTTTTTTAGTATAGGTTGCCAACTTTTAAGCAACTTATAACGCTCTGTACGCTCTAAATGTACCCAGTACTGTATAGTGTCGTGGAATATATTAAAACGCATTGTAGGGTCTTGTACGCTGTCGTAGACGGTATTTAATCCTGGTAAACGCAAGTTAATACCTATGCTATCAAAGTAGTCTAGTATTCCAGGTTGCCCTAATACCATACAAGGATGTCCAATAGCAATTGACCTAAATGTCTTTTCTGTTATAAACAATCCAGGTTCCTTAAAGTGCGATTCAGTAATTATTGACAGCAGACTATTTTCATAGATGTCTCTATTACATACGTTTCCTAAACTGTGTTCTATAGGACTTTGAACATCAACATAGTGTCCTAACCCTGAAACTAAATTACCTTTTACAAGATTTTTTTCTTCTAACCATAACACATGTTTGTTTCTGTGTGCTTTAGGTGCTCTATTAAGACTATTAAACAGAGCAATAGTACTCCAATTACGCAACACTTTATCAATTACAAGGTCATCTTCTTTATATGCTGTTTTGGCATCCCATTCTATGCCAGCCTGTATTTCTAACTTAGGATAAACGTTTGCATCTTTACACCATTGTTGATATTCTTCATTTAATTTTAAATTACCACTTACAACTACCACACTGCCATTTGGCAAACTTCTTTGTTCCATATCATGATGTAGAGCTTTGAATGCATTCCAATGGGCTGTAATAAACGAATCGCCTTCTATAATACTAATAATTGCAATTCTGCATATTCCATGTTGTACACTCTGTATTACCTTTATAGGAATATTTAATAGTGTATTAAAGGAGTCAGGATTTCGTACATCACCTGTCCATTGAAAGGCATACTTAGAAACTTCTATAGGAAAAATACACTGTGACTCTGTTCCGGGATCTCCAAATGCAACTCCTACGTCAGTAGTTTTGTGTCTTTGTATAAATTGTTTAAACGGCCGTACTTCTTTTATTTGAGGCACATGATCTAAATTCAGTCTATCACTATTAGAAAATTGAAACTTCATTCCATGCCTCTTGTAAGTATGACACCGTTGTTACCACTGTGTACTATTTTGTAGCCGTGTATAACCAAATAAGGAATAACTGGTCCATTCTTACCAAAGTACACGCCTGACGATTTATCAAATGGAGTATCATCACAAATTATAATACTTTGTTCATCCATACAAGACATACAGTTTATCATTTGTTCTAAATGTTCACGCTGACAATCAAAGTTTGTCATGTCAACCCCTCTATCATTGTACTCGTCTATCATTTGTTGTTCAACAGGACGTATACTATTCATAGTACTAATCCAATCGTAATTGTCAAGATACAATACACTAATTTTTTTACTGTTGTTTTTTGCCCATTTAGATCCTGCACTAGTAACAATAAAATTAGTATTTTTTAAATGCGTTAACGTAGACGATGCATAGTTTGTAACATCTACAGAGTAAAAATCTTTGTTAAGTTGTTGTGCTATAGTATCAAACCATGCTGTGCTACCTTCGCCACGTTCACTTCCTATTTCAACTATAATGGAATCTGAAGAGGCTAGTTTGTCTATAAATGGTTTTGCATAAAGATGAAAGTTTGCCATGCTACCTCACATAAATTGAGATCTGCGTGGTTCCTTTTCCCATGTTCCGTTGCTAGTATAATAAAATAATATTAAATTATCCCTTGACGTATCATCAGGCGTTTGTAGTTGGTTAGGAAACCCATGCACAAGATCTGTATCATATTTCCAAAATGCAAGTCTATTAGGCTTAGGTGCTAATCTATGCATACATTTTGTTTTTTCGTTATCCCAGAATTCTAAATCTCCGCCCCAAGATTCGTCCCAGCAGTTGTTTAAGTAAAGTATTAAATTTACTTGTCTGTTTAGTTTAATTTGGTCATTCCAATTAAAGTCTGTATGCAAGTCTAACTTAGATCCGCTTTTTATTCTGCATAGTCCTCCACCACGCAAATGCGGGTCAGGCACAAGATGTGGTACCCCTACTTGTTCTTGTAACCAGTTAATTGTTTTACTTGAATTAAGAGTATTTTGTAGTGTTTCTAATAGTGGTGCATTTACAGGATTTCTGCATTCTGTCCTACTACTAGATTCATTTTCAAATGTGTTATAATTTGCATCCGGAATATCAGCAATTTGTTTAACTATTGCTTCATAAATATTCTGCGGTAAGAAGTTATCTACAACATAAATGTCTGTAGGATCGCTACTAACTTTTCTTGGTGTAATATCTAAACTATTAAAGTGTTGATAAATTTCATTATGCATTTTGTTTCTCTACAAGTTTACGAAAGTTGTACTCGGTAATTTCTTTTATACCTGCTAGTACATCTGCATACTCTTGTGGAGGAAGATTGCAAATGCGAGTAATTTCGTCTACAATCATATTTATCCGTTTTTCGTTGTCTGTCTCTACATCATAAGATTCATCTATGTACGGATTAAAAGTTTTAAAACCCAATGCCCTAAAGTCTACAAGCATACGGGGCGTACTAAATGCAATAAATGGTTTCTTACATGCTACAGATTTATATGTCTTTTCTGTAATACTTGTAGGTGCATAATTTCTATCATATGTATTTTGATTAGTATAATACGTTTGATCAAAATGTGTCTCAATAGCAATATGAAAATCTGCTGATAATATTGCGTCATATGTTACATTTGACCATTTGTTTAACACACTAGTATTTGCATCTAATTCATGTGGACACTCTTTAAGCCAACGATATGCTTCTTTACTTGTTGATACAGAACGCTTTTCTAAATCTTCTACTATTTGTTTTGCTTTAAAAACCTTTGGAGGATTTTGGTATGGCCATATGTTAAAGAAACTGTATTTGAAATGTTCTTGTAATACACCTTTGTCTAACAACTTAACATATAACATTGCTCGCCAGTCTCTGTAATTACGACTAAGACTACTAAATTTATGTGTTATTTCTGCTTCATGAGATTCTGGTATAGTAACTTCTTTTAACAAATAATTATCAACTACAATATTACAATCTCTACCATATTTTGCAAGGTATGATTGTAAAAATTGTTTGTGATTTTCGTCCATTACAATAACTTGAATGTCATCGAATCCTAAACTGTATTCAACTAAAGTATTTTTTAGATCTTCTGCAAAGTCAATACTAAATGTTTCACTATCGTTTTCATGTACTAAGTGAACATCTTTAAAACGCTTTATATGATTCCAATTTGGTTCATTTAATGCATTTAACAAAGGCACACCTTCCATCAATGAATCATAAGGATGATGGTAGTATACAACTTCTTTACTTTCAAGATCTACTGTACTTAGGTCTTCTACATCGCTGAATGCTAAGTCATGTGACCATTTCTTGCCTGTTTTACTGTGTACGCTCATCAACTTTATCCTTTATCCATGCATAGGTATGTTTAAGTCCATACTCTAAATCTTCACTGGGGCGCCATCCAAGTAATTCTTCAATAAGATTGTTATGACTAGTTCTACCCATCACGCCAATTGGACCATCTACATTGTTAATTTCTAAAGTGTTCTTACCGGCAATTTGTCCTATAAGTTGTGCTAGGTCATTAATAGAAATCATTCTTTCGCTACCAAGGTTCACTGGTTGATCAATATTACTTGCCATAATTTTTTGTAAGCCTGTAATACATTCTTCTATATACAAGAAACTTCTAGTTTGATTTCCTGGTCCCCATATATCTACAGTACCATCGCTTTCAGCAACTTTACGACACAGTGCCGCTGGTGCTTTCTCTTTGCCATCTTCCCAACTTCCAAGTGGGCCAAAAACATTGTGTAGTCTTACAACCTTTGCATCAATGTCATAGTTTTTCTTGTGTGTTAGATATAGTCTTTCACTAAACAATTTTTCCCATCCGTATTCTGTATCAGGCTCTGCTGGATATGCACTAGACTCTTCACAATAAGGATTGTCAGGATCTAACTGATTACGTTCAGGATAAATGCATGCACTACTTGTATAAAGGATTTTCTTTATGCCCTTTTTAGTTGCTTCGTGTAATACATTTAAATTTATCAATGCACTGTTATGCATAATATCACTATCATGATCGCCAATGCCAATATATCCTGTTCCGCCCATATCTGCCGCAAGTTGGTACACTTCATCTAAATCAGATTTTACACAACCAGCAACAAAGTCTGGGTTACGTAAATCTACTTGAAAAAATTCTTGTGCGTTTGTAGGTTCAAAAGCAGGTTGTTTTATATCTGCACCTATTACATAATGCCCTTGTTCAACTAGTGTGTTAACTAGATGATGTCCTATGAAGCCGCCTGCTCCACATACTAATATTTTCTTTTTAGTTTCCATATTGCTCCTTAAAATGTTCTAGTTCTTGATGCTTCATTGTATCAAAATGATTGCAATTATAATCAAGAATAGATTTTACATCTTTTGTTAATTGTATTTTTTGCTCTTGTGACCAATTAGATATTTCATTAATTAGTTTAAAGATAGTTATCATTCTTTTACTATCTTCTTGGTTATCATAAGATTCGTCCCAAAAGTCACTAAATGTTTTAAACCCTAAATCTTTAAGATGTCTTAAAGAACCTTTTGCACCTATCATTATAAAAGGTTGTTTAAATGCAATAGGCTTAAATGTTTTTTCAGTCAAGTGTATTTCTGGACTGTAAAAATAAGTTTCTTGAATAATATTTATAAGTGAATTTTGGTAGTAATGTTCGGTGCTGAATTGTGTTTCTTCCATAGGATAAGAACTAAAATTAGTTGTATCTAATATAAGTGGTAAACTGTGTTTTGCCGCTACTGTTTCTTCTTGTGTAATTTTAAGTTCTGGTCTTCTATTTGCTAGGTGTGTTATGTTGCTTTCAAATGATTGCCCACTTTCTGGCTGTGTTGCATCCATGCTCATATAAAACTTGTCTAACATATTACTACGATGCATTTCCATATAAAATGCAAGTCGTTGATCATTATACCGTCTTTGAAAACATAAGAAGTCTTTTTCTCTTGGACCGCATACGTATTCTGTTGTAACGTATTTTTTTGTTACTTCTTCTAAATTTGTTCTATCATATCTAAATGTAGGAAAATGTTCTACATTAAGTTTAGTCTGTACATTTCTTTTATTACAATAGTTGTTGTATATCTCAGATACATTATGACAGTTAGTAACATAAATTACTCTGTCTAACGGTATGTTATAATGTGTAAAGAACCTTGACATTTCATCAAATAATTGATCGTGTGCCCATCCTTCAAATAAAATTGTAACTAAAAAATAACCATTGTTTGCAAGTAGATAATCTATATCTTCTTGAGTAAATGCTTGATCGGAAAATGGACCGTCATTAATACTAAACAGTTTCCGCCAGTTCCTATAATGATAGGGTGAAAAATTAAGTTCGTATAAAAACTTACCTTTGGGTATCTTATGGCAACTTACAATATTTGCATCATCGCCAAACCTTGTATGAAAATGAGGTTCTTGTAATAAGTCTCGTGGCGGGCGATGTTCGCTATTTAAAGCCCAAGATAGATCTGCTATTGTAGGTATTCTGTTATTAGTTATTGGTCCGTTTGGTCCAATCCATTGATATGCAAAGTTTAATTTTTTAGACATTGCTACAGTCCTTGTAAAAATGTTCTAACTCAGGAAAAGTTTCAACTAAGTTTGTACCTCTACGTTTATCATACTCACTAAACCAAGAATAGAAGTTACGCATGCCGTGTATAACTTTATCTTGATCATAATTAGTATTTTTCATATAGTCTATTACACGTCTAAATCTTTCAAATTCAAGAGAACTAAATTTTGTTCTATCTTTATCATCTGTATTTTCTTCTATAAACTTTAAATGTTTTTCCATGTAAGGTAAAAATTCATCCTTAGGCAAAATATTCATATCAAATTGCAAAGGCTCTTTAAGATAAGGTGTGTCAAATCTTACACGTTGCCATTGTGTTTCGTTTGCGTCAGTGTTATACTTTGTACGCCATTCTAATATTTTTTCTAACAAAGAACTAAAACTTGTAACTACAAATAAATTAAATGTAACCATAAATGTTACAGGCCAACCTGTTGCTGTAAGATAGTAATCTAAGTTACGTTCCCATAGTTCAACATCTAAACCTGTACGTGTATATTCTGCACGTTTACCCCAAGTGTCAATACTTGTGTATAATTTAAAACTATTGATGCAACCTTTTTCTTTTAGATCTTTTACACGCTCTACTAGCCTGTATACCATTGCAGGCTTAACGCCCATGTTACTATTAAGTTCAATATTAAGGTGCGGCTTAGGATTTTGCTCTAGTTCGTCAAACAGCCGCCATGTGCTTTTATGCATTAATGGTTCGCCGCCAGTTACACGCAAAATGTTTAGTGTCTTGCTTACTTCAGGCCACCATTTCCACCATGCGGCTACATAAGGGTTAGTATCTTCTTCATATAATTCAAACCAGTCAATATCATTACGGTGTTCTGTACTATTACTATATGGTCCGTTTTGTTTTATTTCGCTGTAGTATCTACTACTAAATTTAGGATGACAGTAACCGCATTTAAAATTACATTCATTACTAAAGTTAACTTCAATGTATTCAGGATTTATATCGTAATCCCAAGGATTATTTTTTATTTCTTCAATGCGTTCTGGTGTATAAATGCTAGTTGTCTTTATATGTCTGTCACTAACATAGTCTTTGCCCATACACTCAATATTCCAACAGTACTGACAGCCTGCTGGCTTTTGGCCGTTAAGCATAGCAAGTCGTTCTTGTTTCTTTTGTGGAGTATTATGTAGTTGACTAGGATTTTGTTCAAGGCCTTCTAACGGAATCTTGTGGGGAGCAGGATGATAACAACTATGTGTTTCGCCAGTTTGTAAATAGATTGTTACATGATGCCATTTAGCCAAACAAAAAGTAGGTGAAGTCTCTTTTTCAACACCCGGCATTATTTCCTTAATCCTAATTAATTCGGTGTTCATCTCTTTTTAATAATCCTTGGAGTATTGTGGTAAACACTTTTAAAGAACTTGCTTCCTAATGCGTCTATATCAGCAATTTCTAAGTTTAATTCTGATCGTATAAGGTTGCCATATCTAAATAGTTCAGAGCTAACATCTAAATCAGCAACTTTTTCATCTTTCCAGTAACTAGTTAGGTATTTAAAGTCACGTACATTTGTGTAATCCCAATCTGTACACATAGTCATATAGCAACCCATCCTTGCTCCTAACATACTCCAGTTACCATTTTCTACATCAGCACCAATGCTACACCAAATGCGTAATCTGTCTAAATTTTGCCACCAAATGTTTTGTATGTCAACGTGTTTTGCCCCTTCATTTAGGCTCATTTTAACACCTTCACGAAAACCTGCTCTCCATGCCTGAAATGGGGTAGCGTTTGTGTAACTTGTACTGTAGTTGTCATTAAATTGGTAATATTTTTCATCAAAACAGAATTCCACT